TGTCGTGTTAACCCGCCATACTCCTAAATCGTACTTTTGGCTTATCACTTGCCATCTCATCTTCATAAGCGTATCTCAATGCATCTATCAAATGGTTATCTTTATCAACTGGAACTCTCATTGCATTACCGTTTTTATCTTCTTTCCATTTATACTTCTGTAGTTCATTCTTAGTATTCTGGCAACTTATATCAATCACGATATCTTGCCGCTGTAACCACTGAATACCATAGTTAACGGAATCAGGTCCCTTAACTGCACCTGTTGCATTAACGCCGAAAGACTTCAATTCTGCTATCGACTTTGGCTCTGCACTATCCCAAACAACAAGCTGTCTGCCTACTATCTCTAATGTTGCTTCAGCCAACCTGTCGTTAGTTAAGCCGGTTTCATATAGCTCGTCAAGAACATATATCCTGCTTCTCTTCTTATCATATGCAGTATGTATTAAGCCGGCAGGATGTGAAGAGAATCCAAAGTCTCCACCATTCTTTAGTTTATCGAGCTTATCTCTAATCTCTGATAAGTCTTCTGTTCTCCAATTAGTAAAGATGACGTGCCCTAAAATACCCCAGTTTCCTAGCGTATAGACGTCATAGTAATATTTGTCTGTTTCGCTCTCAAGAGCTTCAATATCATCTTCCTCAAGAAATTTATTATCTTTATATGTGGTTTTAACGATAAGAAGATTATCTTGATGATAAACGGTCTTGCTATCATCCCAACCACCAAAGAAAGTATCATATATCCAATGGTCTTGCAAAATTGGATTAAATGACAGTATAAGGCGTTTCTTGTTTTTAGATTTACCTCTGAGACGCTTTCCTAACTGTTTAATATCTCTCTTAATTGTCTCAGTAGCTTCCTCTATCCATACATCTGTAATTACACCAAGCTCGGGAGTAATTGATTTGATTTTCTCAGTATCATCAAGGCCACAAAATATTATTTGATAGCCATTAACGCATGTGATAACTAAATCAGTTTTGTTGATTGAAAACAAATCTTGAAGCTTGAATCGTTTAATAGCTTTAGTTATCTCATTAAATACAGATTTACGTATAGTTTTCTGTACGTTTCTAGCTATAAGATAATTACGCCCTCCCTTTACAATATCAAGCACACATCTTTGTGCTAAAAATACTGACTTTCCAGATGACGCACCACCAAAGAATATTTGTGTTCTTGTTTCATCGTCTAAGTAAGGGAAGTAAACTTCATTGAATACCTTCTTACTTATTTTAATATCAATCAACATCGTCTTCTACTGCCACTCTAATAGTAATATCAGTTTTACCTATTTGCTCGAAACGCTTCTTATATTTATCGGGCTTAGTGCCCTCAAGTAACTGCTTCATTAAATAGTCTGAGTAGTTGCGTTTATGCCCAACAAGGATTCCTCCCTGATATATTGGTTCAAGAACTCCATCGTTTGCTCTACGCATTGCCTCTGCTTCAAGAATATCTCCAGCTAATTCTTCTGCATCAGTAAAAGCTTTGGCATAGCTTTCATCTTCTTTCATCCAAGTGTAGTGATTATTCCTTGCCACTTTACTATTTATAGATGCATGAGTTACGGTTCCACAAACAATATATGCTGCTAAAAACCTCCTTTTATGTCTATTTTTTATCCCGTGGCTTATCATAAAATCTTTGATAAACTGCTTGTGCGCCGGGTTACTAGGCTGTATTAACGTATGCTTGTGAGAAGCCACCCTATTCACTCCCTTATTTATTCTTTCTATGCTGCCTTAAGACGGAGCCTTTCGGCGAACCTTTCAACTCTAATTGATAATTTTTTATTTCTTCTATATATGCATAGTATTCTCTTACAAATATTATTGCCATCTCTATACATATGTATACAAACTATAGGTGTGCAGTCTAAGTCCCATTGCTCTTTGTTATGGATTAAGTACTTTCCTGTGCGTATCTGCATATCTTTTACCCCCTTTTACTGCATTTAAGTAGCACCTTACTAAGTGCCCCTCTATCCTTACTGTTATATTTTTTATTCTTTATGTATGTTTTCTTTTTCTAATAGTTTTTCGTATTTGCACAACATAACGTCGAACTCTGGATTTACATCGTAGCATTTAACGATTACATCGCATCTAGCGCATGAGTCAGTATCTACTACCATGCAGTCTATTCCCTCTGCGATTGATTCTAGGATTGATTCTAGGATTTTAAATATAACGTTACTTTCTAACGAGTGACCAAGCTTATCGACATACTTTTGTTCTTTTAGTCTATCAGTTAACTCACGCAATTTATTCTCCTATGCCGTTTTCTTCTTCACGTAGTACTTTACATTGAAACTCGCCTGTATTGTGCTTCCCTTTGCCCCTAGTTTCGCAGTTTAACAAATGATAAAAATACTGTTTTTCTCTGCAAAAGCATGTATTTTTATGCTCTCCATGGCAAGGCCTGCCTTTACATTTATCAACCATTACTCGGCCCTTCTACCGCTAACAAACAATATTTATCGGGATTTTCATTTACACAGCGTTTCTGTTTATCACAAGCAATACATTTGATTGATGATTGAACGTGTATTTCTCCTCCAGATGATGATTCATCCGATATAACTGGGCAGCCATATAATCTTTTTTCTTTCATGTCAATTATTCCCCTCTAAATTCAATCCTTATTACTTGATAAACAGCTGGATAGCTAATTTTACTATCATACTCATTCCACATGCAATCAATACATGCAAGACTTGGTGGTGATAAATCACAAACTTTACATTTCTCTCTTCTAGCCATCTTAAAATCTACCGGATGTCTCAAATCTAACCGCTGTTCTTTGCTTGTCATTATTTTCATCTCTTTTCTGTCCTTTATTCTCAATTCATCAGCTTGACTCTGTGAATACTTCTTAATGCTAATGATAATCTATATTACTTACTTATTTTACTTCTGATTTAACCTCGTAGCTAACGTGAGATATTTTTCTTATTTGAGATTTAATGAGCACTATCTCTAAACACTCATTATGCTCATTAGACCACATCTTACAAGCAGAATATATACAAGATGCCGAAGACAGAATGTTATTGTCATCAACTGAAGCTTGTACTGTTCTATGGCAATTCATACAACTTATCTCCTTTTTTACTACTTTCCTACAAAGTCCTGGATTTTCAAAGCATTTCTTTTTCAATTTACAGTTTTTACACTTTTTCAAGCGCCTCTAAAGCCTCTCTTCCTTCTACTAAATAATCAAGACCACACTCAAAAATAAAGTCTCCAGGCTTTCCTTCAATTTCAAGCATAACCCCGTCTCTAGTTCTATGCAAGACTTTTGCAACATCCCCACACTTAAACTGCTTTATAGCAAAGCAATCGTCTTTTGCCATAGTAAGAGTTTCTTTTTTAGCAAGTTCATCATATATTTCAGATATCTGTTTGTTAGAAGCCATTTAAACCTCTCTTATTAACAATGATAATGATAGCACCCTAGAAAAAGTAGGGTGCTACCACCATCTCAATTAACGTTAATACCATCTATGTGACAGCCAAAACTGTTTAGCTTCGACTGGAGTTCTGTATCTACCAACAATGTATTCACAACCAGCTTTAGTTTCGCTTTCAGCATCACCTAATATCATCCATTTAGGGGAATTACCAAGCTGAAATAATCCCTTATATTTCCCTGACTTGCTAAGTCCTCCCGGCTTAATACATTCATGAGCCGATATCCAAACAAGAGCATCAAGATTTGCGTTATCTGTCCAATATTTTCTTCCTACGCTTCTTATTACTGAAGCATACGGGTGAGACCTATCTATTCCGCGGCTTACAGTCTGTTTTCGCTTAAGTTCATTCAAAACAATTTGTGCTTTTAAGCTAATAGTATTTGCATTCTTTTCAATAGAGGGTGGCGGCTTACCACCTACTATTTTCCCAGTAACATTGTTTAGCCATTTTCCACTTAAGCACGTATAGCCATAAATGCTATTACTAGATGCGAATGCTGAAGTAGGTAATAAAGCTAACAATATCACTATTACCAACATGACTACGATTGAAACAAATGGTCTTTTCTTAATATAGCTCACCTCCTACGACAAAAGGTTTCTATAATAAAAGGGAGCCTTTCAGCTCCCTGTATTTTAGCTTTCAATCTTAGCTCAATCTTAACGGATAAGCTCCACCAGTTTCGCTTTTTACAAACCATTCTCCATTACCTTCATGCCACTTAATCTTCATGAGCTTATCATCTTTTTCAATAATCGCCCATATTACGTTAAATCCATCTAGCCAACCATCTGAATCCCACCATACTCTATGAACTTGTACTGTTGGGTCATCTTCGTGCATTTTTATGATTGAGATTATAGCTTTGTGCCTTGAATCCGACATCTTGGCATCCATCTCACTGAATACTGAAAGTGGAATGCTTCCAATTCGTCTGATGCTCTCACTTACATGTGCTGCGTGCAAATAATCTCTTTTTCTCTTAGACATTTTCGGTTCCCCCTTAGAGTAGCTGTCATTTACCTTGATTCCAGTATATCTCGTGAGAGAACCATTGTACATAGCTTTTTGAAAAATATTATCATAAAAATAGGGAGAAAAGAGAACCCTCTCAAATCCCCCAACTCCCTATTTTTATGCAACTATCTTTCAAGAAATTCTTCAAGGCCTTCAATAATCTTCTTGAGCGTTAAGCATTCTTCTCGCCAATAATTCTTCATAATCTCTGTATAGCTTACTGTATATGAATCTAAATATTCTTTAGTTCTTGGTCTATTTGAATCATGCTTTTTCCATATTTTGTATTCTTTGTAAGCATACCTGAGATGTTCTTTAAGAATTTTGACTTGTTTCCGTAGTTCACTTCTCTTCATGCCATTTCTCGCTTAATTCTCTAGTTAACCAGATGTCGCGTACTTGACTTTCTATTAAATTTTATATATAAACATTAAAGCCTCATATAAACCTCCTTAGATGTCATTTAACAAATCAAGACATGTTACCTACTTTTCGTTAATATCATTATATACCATTAAGTACCTTAGATTTTATCAAGTTTAAAGCTTTTATCTTTCATCAATATTTAGACTTGGATATCGTCAACAATGACAGGCATAACTTCTTTAAACCAATCGTATATCATTATTGCAATCTCTCTCATCTGAGGATGAGCTTTTGTTGAAGTCCTTAGCTTGAGGAAATGTCTCCACTCTCTCAAGTTCATCGTTATTACGATTTCTGTCTTGAGAGAGTTTGGAAGGACTGAACGAGCTTCTTGAGCTGTAGCCTGTTTTTCAATAAGCGTTAAGTAATGATACTCAGCAGCCTGCATTGCCATTTTCCAAAACTCATATTGCTTACTATCCTCATTCCAGAAACATGGCTTGATGAACGTTAACTCTCTACCAAATTTATCTTTCGAATAATTACAGTAGCGGGTACTTTCTTGCGAATAAGATGCAATTCTGTGGCGTACTATCTCGTGTGTAACCCCTCTATCGCAAACCACTTTAAACGTTACATAGCCATGCTCAATGACGCTCTCATGACCAGATGCAATCACTCTTCTGACAAAATCCTCTGCAGAGTTAGTCGTGATTTTGTCTTCTGATTTATAACATGTTCTTCCAGCTTGTTCGATTTTTTTTAAAATCTGGTCTTCACTAAAAAACATCATGTCATTTTGTATTTCAATATACGGCTTGATAATTTTCACAATATTCTCCTTGCTATAACGATATTATTCCCAATGATATGCCAACCGAGATTGTTATGTCTTTTCGTATCCTAAAAAACTCAGCTTGTGAAATGTGCATATCTAAGTAAACTTGCCTATAATGCATCTTCTTAATAAAGAATTTATCAAACAATTCTCTATGTTCATCAAGTAAGAGAAGTAAAGATTTGTCAATTGCCGAAATAGTTTCTTTCCATCTCTCAAGCATTCGATAATCTATCAACTGAAATACTTTGTTCATTACTACATTAGAATACCCAGTAGGAGCTATGCATACTTCTCTAATCGGAGTTTCAGCAATAATACATTCTTCAACTTCTTTAATCATCTTCTTCCTTGATGCGTAATACCTCAATTCGCCTTCAACATAAATCTTTTCATGCTTCAACATTTGAATACTGTGCGATGACAACTATTATCACCCCTCAACTTAGAATACTAGCATAGCTCTTACGTCATTTAATCTTCTGTGTACTGTAGCTTGAGATGTTTTCATCCTTGTTGCACATTCATGCTGAGACAAACCTTTCAAACGAAGCTGAACTAATAGCTTTTCATCAGCTGACAACTTTTTAATGACCTTTTTGTACTCTACTCTGAACTCAACTTCACTAAAACCATTCAACCTCGCAGCTTCACTTATACTTATGTTACATGGAATAGGCTGCCTAATTTCTTTATTGAACATTCTCTTAAGCCTATTCATGATAACTTGTGTTGCATAAGCTGCAAATCTCCCTTTGTCAACGTCATACTCGTTAGCAGCTATCACTAATCCCAAAAAAGCCTCTTGTTCCCTATCTTGCCTATTAAGAGTTTGAAATTTAGATGATAAAGATTTTGCTAGTGGCATGTAATTGACAATTAAAGCTTCTTTTAACGAATGATTCAACTCAATGCTCCTTAAGATAGTGCTTGCTTAAATGTCAAAAAAAATAAAGGTACGCCAAGCTAAATTGGGGGAACCAAACGCTCAGCGTACCTTTAATTACATCAAATTTATGTAGCAATTTCTTACAAGAGACTTAGAATCTAGTCATCCTCATCTTCATCATCTAGCAAGTCATCCAAGTCATCCAAGTCGTCGTCATCCTCGTCTTCGTCTTCTTCGTCTTTCTTGGATTTCTTCTTAGTAGCCTTTTTATCTTCTTTCTTCTTGTCTTTCTTCTTGCTCTTCTTAGCCGGCTTCTCTTCCTTCTTTGCTTTCTTTGCTTTCTTTGGTTTTTCCTCTTCTACCTCATCATCGTCGTCTACATCAACGTTTTTGTGACCATCACGTATGATTCTTTCGATTTGACGAGCCGAAATGTGCTGAGGAACAGAGTTAATTATCTCTTCCGGAGTGGCTGTCGCAAAAAGCGGAAACCTTCTCCCAATATCAGCTCTGTCCTCTTTACTTCCGCTTTTGAGAGCTTCAAAAGCCTCCCCAACTGTCCATCTTTGTGCCATCTTACTAATACCTCCTGTAGTTGTTTTCTTACATAGTTTTTTTCTTTTTCTCCCCCATTTTTTAAATTGTCAAAGAGCATATTTGAAATTTCTATCTTTGCTTTTCCTACTAGACATCGTTTAACCACTTTGTCAAATTGACACTGTCGATGTCTAATAGAAACTGCCTAGACTTGATTTCTTCTTGTGTTCATTTGCTCCCACCAAACCATTGACTCTTCAGTCATAGTATCAGATTGCGATACCCATGATACTGCAGTTTCATTTGTCCAATCGCCTCTTCTAACAGCATCTTCTGCAACTCTCATTGCTCTTCCAACCATTGTTTGCTCTGTCATCTTTGGTTCCCCCTCAAAATCGCGTTTTACCTTATGATACGATAATAATGGGACTTACTTTGCTTGTACATACTTTTTTTTAAAAATTTTTTGGAAGCCCTCAGATGTCATTTAAGCATATTTGTTTTAATCAATGATGATATTATCCCCAAGTTCTTGTTCGTTCATCTCGGGTTCACTCATTGTTTCTGTAAGTGACCTCCTGGCCATAACCAAAGTATCGATAATATTGTCTAACCCTTTAGCATCAACTACAATAGCATTTTTGATAAAGAACTCTGTTTTAACGCCATCAATAGTAACTTCAGCTTTTTGAGCTATTGATACCATACCATTATATTTTTGACTAACGACAAGCTGCTTATCACCCGTTATTTTACATGCAGCTAAATGACTAAACTTGTTCAATTTTTACTCCTTCTTTTTGTAGTATCTCAAATACCTTCTCATAGACCATTGCTTTATGAGTTTTAATCATATCAGCATTTACTATGCCTTTACCTTCTTCGAATTTTGCTATTTCACATGATGCTTTGCTAATTACAGCTATAACTTTTTTACATACACATTTACTCATCGGTATCATCTACCTCTACTTTGAGAATAAATACTGCATTTAACAACCCTTCAAGATTGCTCGTAAGGTCATCAATAATCTCATCTGATTCAAATACTACTTTGCATTCCCCGTCTCTATCAAACCTGATTCCATTGATTTTTGCACCATCCATCACTGAAATATCTTCACCTGCAAAATCAATATCTACTATACAATCAGACCCTATCATCATCCCTAGTCTAAGCGTTTTCTTAAGCTCAGTGTGAGACGCTTTAAATGTTATCTTCGAAAATCCTTTTCTATCAACGTTGTGACCCTCGAAACTTGCTTCAAATTTACTCTTCATTTGCGTACACCTCTTTCAGCCATTCATAGATTTCTTTATAATTTTCTGGACTAAACGCTACTAACAAATAAGATGGCATTAAATCAATAACAAAAACTGGGATTTTATGACTAACAGCTGCATTATAAAATAAGCTTTTTACATCATCTCTTCGAACAGTTATTCCCTTCCCTTCTGTAGACTTTAATTGTGCGATTATTTCTTCTCCATGCCCGTCTTCTTTTTCAAGCCACCCAGCCCCAGATTGCTTAGTAGGCTTTAATCCCAATTCTATCATTACTTCATCTTCACGTTTAGACCACTTTTTTGACATTTATAATCCTATCTAACTTCTATTACTGCAGTTTTTAATACCGATTGAACTTTTACTCCCAATTTGTTATTTACAAGATGCCAATAATTATCAGATTCATACCATGTAGTTTTTGAAGTCTTAACAAACTGTTTTCTTGCAGTGATAACTTCACTTACTTCAGGTCTTTCTACTTTACTTGGTTCTTTTCTGTTAAGTCTATCAAGCTTCATTTCTCCCATATCCACCTACCTAAAATAAAAATATGCCAAAAACACGCCTAAAATAATAATAAAGTAAGAAACTGCAATTATAAGACAACCATACTGTTTTCCTTGATTAAAACGATGACCTGTTCTCA